GGGCCTTAGCCACTACCGCCCCCTCTTCCTGGGGGTCCGGGGGGGGTCTTGGCGGGGTCGTATATACATAATCTTATATGTTCGATAATGTCAGTTAGTGAACATATGTCCATGCCTGATCCCGTCAGGCTTGCCCATGTGGCTGTTATAGACTCCGCCACGTTCAGGCCTGGATCCCAGTGATACACTCAAATTACCCCTCCCCCTTCTCAGATGTACCGTCAGATGTACCGTCAAAGGTCTCTGTTAAGGGTTTAGGCGTGACGTCGATGATGTCCCTCAACGCCTCCAGGTGGCCTTTCTTGATGTTCACATCGGCCGTCACCCGGCTATCGATCTTCTCCGAATATACCCCCGGGTTGTCGGCTTTAGTCCGCCATTTAGCGAAGTCCAGGACGACACGGCCAGCATGAGCCTCGATCTCCCCGGTCCTTACGGCCTCAACGGTTTCCTGGGCATAATCGGCTAGGGATTCGGCCCTCGCCTCCCGGGCACGGTCGTAGAGGTCACGCATCCCAGGCGTCTCGTCAATCCACCTCAGTAACGTCACATGCGGTATCCCCATAGCGTTCCCAACCTTCCTCAGCCCGTTCCCTTCCGAGATCATGGTCTCAAAGGTGTTCCAGAACACGGGGTTTTTCTTCAAAGCCTCGGCCCTTTTCCGGGTCAATCTCCCGGTCTTGGTGAGGAACTGGGTCTTTTTAGCCTGTTTTGGGTCAGCCAACCTTGGTCTCCTTTTGGAATTCGAGTTCGGACTTAGCCTCTTCGATCCGGGCATGGACGAAGTCGGCGAGGTCCTGCCAGACGGTTGGAGTGATAGCGTAGTTAGACTCGGCCATTTGGACGGTATCGTTGAGGAGTTGGACTCGTGAGTCGATCTGTCTGAGCTTTTCCAGGATAGGAAGATGGGTGTAGTCAACCATAGTGATCTCCGATTGAGGGGTTGAGTTGTCGGAGGCATTCCGAGGTAAACCGGAAGGTCTCCTGGTACTGGGTTTGGGGGTCGAGAAGATTGAACTCCTCGAAGGTGTATTGGATCCGGAGTTTATCGACGTAACAGTCACACGTCAGGGCGTGGTTGTTCCTTGGTATGTCCCGCCTATGTTCGGTGAGGGCGTGGAAACAGAGATACCAGACCTCCCTTATTTTTAGCGTCTCATAGGTCCCCTTGAACTGGGCCATGGCTATTGAGGGAACCAATACCATAAACACGATCAGATTCTTCATTAAAACCCCCGTAAATGCATTTTTATTACTTCACCCATAAATCCGTATGGGCCAGGTGTATTTCTTCTCTTGTTGGCGAATCTGAGCATCCCCTGACGAATGCTTCGACCCCGCCCTTCCCGTCGATCCCGTTCTTCCGGGCCATGATGATCCGGATCAGATTATCGTTCTCAAATGCCAATCCCTCGAGGGCGTCCAGGGTGACCTTAATGCAGTTGTCCAAATCTCTGGTCGCCGTCCGCTTATCCTTTGGGAAGGTAACGACGAGGCCCATCGAGACAGGCCCCTTGACCATCCGGAGTTTCTCCACTAGGAAGATACTTTGGGCAGTGGCCTTGTACTCCTTCGCCTTCTTGGAGACATAGACTCGGTTGTTTCCGACTCTCCAGTAGGCGTTCGCTGACGGAGGCCAGGGCAAGAACACTCTGATCATGTCAGGCTAGGATATCGATTGGACGATACGTTCTTCCTCCCTCGGATCGGGCGAACTTCGTACCGTTGAGATTAATGACTTTAGGACGTTCTCCGGGTCCCCCCTGAACTTCATTGGGTTGAACAGTTCGTTCCGGTCGGCCTTGGTCCGTAGGCGTCCCTTGTTCTCCTGACGTCGCCGTTTCCGTTCTAGCTCGGCGATCTTCGGGTCGGAGAGGATCTGTTCCTTCATGGACTGGATCCGGGCCTTCTGTTCGTCGTTGATCTGAGACCGAGGAGGCGGGCTCGGCAGAGCCTTCACGGGATCCCAACGGTCTCTCGTGAATCGGACGCCCCCTCGGATGTCCGCTGGTTTGGGCCAGTAGTTCTTGGCCTGGATGTGTTCGAGGAAGGCATTCCGGATCTGGTCCGGGGTCAGCCCGTTGAGTGCTATCCCCCAGGCCTGGACGTCCCGTTCCGTCACTTTCCCCATCTCCTTGACGTGATTCTGATAGCTCGTCTCGCAGAGTCTCAATCCATCGATTATGGCGTCGGTAGTTCTTTCCATCCTGGATCCTTTCCGGTTTCAGGTTTTGAAGTTCTAATTTTTCAAGCGGGGTGATGATCATGTTCTGACCTCCATCCTGTCCGTTTGCTGAATTCGGCCTTGGCCTGGTCGATCTCTTCCTGGGTGATCATTACCACCTCATCCTGGTTCTGGCATCCGAGGATCTGGGAAGAAATCACCTCACGGCGTGTCCGGTTGGCTAATGGTTCTGGCGGGGCCCCGAATCCGAATGAGTCGAGGACGGCGGAGGCGTGTCGGTCGGATCCCTCAGTGATCCGGTCCAGGAATTTTTCTGAAGGGTCTCTCCTCAACGCCTCGTTAGGGCCATCAAGTTCTCCATGAAAATCACTTAATCTCGTCATCTTCCGCCCTCCAGGACCTTGAGGTTCTGACGGCGGTCCAGGACGGTGTCGAGGAAACCGGTCTCGTCTTTGGATCGGGACCAGGCGGACCCCCTCTGCTTGTTTTGGAATTCTCGATAGTGGACGCCTTGCCAGCCGGATCCGATGGCGTGATGGATCGCCTGGACGACGTCGGTTCCTTTCCGGTACTCCGTCATGGCGGAGGTCAGAAACGATTTGAGGCCTGTTTTTCCTTTGTAGGCTTTAGAGGCCTGACCTTCGACTTGCTTGTATTCGAGCCAGTCATCGAGTGCCTCGAGAAACCCTTCCAGGTTTTGGAGATCAATCGGGATCTCAACGGCCTCGAGAAGTTCAATTGGTTTAGGCTTTTTCTTGGACATATCCCCTTCTGTTAATATCTGTTTATTATATATAGGTGTATGTGTGCCATCGGTGGCACATAACGTGTGCCGTCCATGGTACTGTTCCATGCATGGCACATTTCCCTTAAATTGGGCGTCGTAGTTGGGCGTCTTTTGGGTGATCTGGTAGGACGTCTGGCGACCCTCCTGGGTCCTTTTCAAAAATCCTTTCTGTTCCAGACGTTTTGAGACCTTGTAGACCTTCCGGATGTCGTTCCAGTGAAGGACAGAGGCGATCTGCTCGGCCTTGACGAGGATGGGGTCCTCGGGCTGGATCTTCATCGCCCTTTGATAGGCCTTCAGGACGGTCATCATCCTCAACCCTGAGATATCAATATCGGTGTCGAGGAACCACTTATCGACGTCCATGTCGATCTTGGTGAACATTATTTCACTCCTTTTTTTTACCTGACTGACGGCCACCTTCGGCCGTCGGAAATTTATCGACTTTCTTTTTGGTTACCATCTCCAGGCCAGAGTAGAGCAGATAAGGGAAAGGCTCTGGGGAGGAAGGGCATAAGGTAAAATCCCGTCCATCCAATCCTGGCTGGGTTTGAACCGTCAGCCGGTCGTTTTTACTCTGCTTGAGGCCAATCCCTTTTGATTCTAATCTCATCGATCTCCTCACGGTCACACCATTTTTTTACCTTCCATGCGACATAGATCATCGAGCCGATCATAGTCACCAGGTAGAGGTAAACCAGGGCGGTGGCAAAGGTCATAATCACCTCCATAAAGCAGGGTTTCATACAGCAACGACAGGGTCGTCCTCTGTCTCGTTCAACTCCTCAGTAGCCTTCAGACCGTCTCTGTAGGCCTTGATATCCTTCTCCAGGATCGTGATGTCCTTCCTGTCAAAAGTTTGCAGGGCGTCACTCCAATACTGGGCCAGCCACTTATTCACCTCGTCCGAGGTCTTCAGCCTCTTCACCTGGTTCAAACAGTCCTGACGGTTATCCCAGGGCCCCTTCGGCTCTTCTTTCGTCTCCGTCGATTCTGAGCGTTTTTCCTTAGCATCCAACTCCGGCGGATCCACGTCAGAGGGGTCCAGCGGGTTGTCCTCTTTGGTGTAGATATCGAGGCCTAATCCACACATGGCGATAGCCTTGACCAGGCATCTCTGGATTGTTTTATTGATATCAAACATATCCGCCCCGTTACCGTAGTCAGGGGCTGGCCGGATCGCCTTATTCCGGGAGTCCATGACGAACAGATCCGCAAACCGGACGGGCGTCTCTTCATCCTTCAGGTCCACACCGATCTCGACCATGTACCCCTCCGGGCTCACCAGGTAAGGGACCTGGGTGTTTTCCATCCAAATCGGGCCTTCCTTCCCGAATATAATCAGGGGCCAATTCCGTTGGGTGTAAGTGGCTTTGGGGTAATGCTTGAGAAGTTCATTCCAGGCATGGGTCCAGGGAAGATAATCCAGCCTCCCCTTCTTGGCGGTGAGGTGGCTGACGTCGATGGATCTCAAAAATTCAAATGATGATGGCATTGTAATTTTTCCGATTGAGGTTAATTGAGTGCCCAGTCTGGGACCGGCACGGGTTCTATGATCCGGCTGAAACCGTAGACGGCATCGGCTGGGTCATAATTTTGATAATCTTCCAGGGCCTTCTCCCACTGGGTCTTCCCGATATCAAGGGCCTCCGGCGGGAGTAGGTATAAACCGACCTGGTACGGTGGCGTCTTGTTGACCAGGACGAAGACGTAATCGACGTCCTCCCCGTGGTACTTTGCACACTCGGTGTAGAACGACGCCCGGCGGTGATACCCGCCCTCCTTACACGCACTGGCGAACCCGGTCTTCCTGGCATTCCTGGCGGTCTTTAAATCCATCCAGTATTTCCCGTTCACCCAGTCCGGACGGGCCTTCAGTTTCTGTCCGTCTTTTTCCCAGAAATAGGAGGCCTCGGGCCGTCCCTTTTTCATGATTTTCTGGACAAGAGGATGAGCCAGTACGGACTTTGACATCGCCAGGGCGTGGTCATATTGTTCCTGAGAAATAAGGCTCAGGTTTTCCTGGAAGGCACGGTCCTCCAGTTCCTTCTTCAGTTCCTGGTTCTTTTTCAGTTTATAGTTCAGTTTCGGGATCATGATGTACTGTTTCCCAAACTGATCCGGCTCGAGAGTGAGAGTGTGGGTTAACGTCCCCAGGATCATATCCGGGGTTGGTTTCTTCGGGTTGTTCAGTTTATAGATTAAGGCGGGGACGCCGTCTGTGTGGATGGTGTCGAGGGACCCGGCGGAGATCGCCGAGTGGGCGTGATAATCGCTGGACGGCATATCGGGCCGTACCATTTTTGATATTTGTGCTTCTTTTGTGATCATGTTACCTTTTATTTTCCGATTGAGGTTGGGGACGGGGTACACTCCTTCTGGAGTCCCGCCCCCGGTCTCTTAGGCCTGTTTCAGCATCCAGCCGAAACGATCTCTCCAATTCTGGAAAAATTTAGCCCGATTTTTTGCATTCCGTTCCGTCCTGGATTGGTCTGCGATCCGATTGATCAATTGATTTTCCATCAGTTGAACTGGCTAGGGTTTTCCACCATCTCGAGGGCGGAGTCGAAACTCAGTATCGACGGGACCACCTTTTCAAAACCGGAATCGATGGCGTTTTTTAAGGACCTCAGAGTCTTTGCTCTGACCCTGCAAGAAGGCTTGCAGAATATATTTTTTGCGGTCGAGTAACTGATGTCCTGGACCGTAGACAGTTGATAGATGCTCGTAAAACCGGCCTTCTTCAGGCGTTTACGGAGATCACCGGTGGCGATAGTCAAATATCGCTTTTCTAGAGGTACATTCATAATCGTTCCTTTCATTAGAACGGGATGGCGTCCTTCGGGACGTCATCGGTTTTGGAATTTGAGGATCCGGAATCCATCTCCCGGGGCCTCATGATTTTGAAGTCGGGGTGTTTTTCATCTTCCTTGTAATTGTTAACAAGGGCGGTGAAGTATTTCCCCTCCTCCATAGGCTCATCCAGCTTGATCGTAAGCTTGATGTCACCCGCCTGGGTCTCACCTTTCCAGATGGCCCCAATACTCTTTTTTTTCTCTTCAGGCATTTTTCCTTTCTGCGATGATATCCATCACCGCCTGGTTGATTTTGTCGTTCAGCTTGGGTGAGAGAACCCGGCTGACGACGGTTGGATCGAGCCCTGCCCTCCTGGCGATCTCGATCTGTGAAATGCGGTATTTCCGAATCAATTCAGTCATTTGTGTTTTTATACTTGTCAAGTTATGTAGACTCGATATCATTAAGGTTGTCAATATTTGTTGACAATTTTAGAACCTATTTGACAATTGTCAAATTTATTTTTCCGGTTAGATTTCCACCGGGCTTATCAACCTCCCTAGAAGATGAATAGGGGATTTAAAGAATGGAGATAGTATGAAAACTGTAAAAGAAAAAGTAACTTGCATAGGCCGATGTGGTATTACGAATAAAAGCGGAATCGACACAAAAGCGTATGCATTAATACTGAGAGGGAACTTAGCTTCAGGTTTACTAAAGGTTAGAAAGTCCAGGAATCACTGGGTACTTCCTGAAACTAGTCAAACGAATGGGAGTGAATGGAGTAGACATTCTCAACTCACTTGGTTTGGACAAGCATTTTGGGGCGATATTAAGCATCCACCTCCGCTAACAATAATCAATAATTCAAGCCCTTGCGGTCATCGTAGACGGCGAAAGGCACTCATTTTTGAACATCCACCACCAGGAACCTATGGAACGAAAGAAAGAGGACCCCGAGGTCACGGCCCGCCTCCAAGAGGAGTGCCGGTCTCGAGGATGGAACCAGAAGAGGCTCGGAGAGGAACTGGAAATTTCCAGGACCTTCGCTAGCCAGGTCTGGAATGGTTCTGTCCCGTTGGGTCCAAAAAACCTCCGCAAATTAGCGGAACTTGGATTGGACCTGAACTGGCTGATATCCGGAAAACGGATGATGGGGGATTTCTCCCAGGACCAAATAGACAAGGTCTATAAGGAGTTGGATCAACTCCGATTTTACAACAAACAACTCGAACGCCTTATTAAAGAGATAGGTAGGAATGACGACGACATGCGAGAAGGTAGAAAAGGCCCAGAGAATACTCCAATTGATGCGGGAGAAAATAGATGAACTCGAGGAAACCCTTGTCGGTCAGGGACGGCCACTGGGTATTCCGAGACTACACAACCAAACCGGCAAGGCTGATCCGCCTATGTCGGACCCAAGAGGCCGACTGGAAGACGACCTCGAAGGGGAAACGGAAACGGACGGAACAGGAAAGATCGTTTTTTCTTGACCGGTTAAAAGAAGAAAAGATCCAGGAAATCCAGGCCCGGTCAAAGGCCCGGATCGAGGACCTGTTCCGGGACTGGTTGGATTTAGCCAGGTCCACTCGGTCGCCCAGGACGGCCGAATCCTATGAATCGACGGCCCGTTATTATTTGGATGCCGTCGGGGATCATCCTGGGGATGCATATGACGGGCGTAAACAGAAAGTTTTTGTGGACGCCCTGAGATTCCGGGGACTGGCGGATCATTCGATCCAGGCCCATCTCAGACAACTCAAGGCCTGTTTCCGTCACGGGGAACGGGTCGGGTTGATCGAGAGGGCCCCCCTGGTCGAACCTCTGAGGGTCGCTGATCGAGAGATCACCGCATTCTCTCAGGACGATCTGGACCGGATCGGACGCCACCTGGAAAACCGGCTGAAGACAGGGCCACCGTTTCGGCGGAGGTTCTATCTCAACCACATCCGGGGTCACATGATGTTATCCTGGACCGGAATCAGAGCCGGAGAACTCTGTCACTTAAAATTGCAGGAAATTCACTTGGAAGACCGACTAATAACGATTGTCCCAGACGGGTCGGAATGGGCCCCGAAATCCCGCCGGGTGGATCGAGTCCCTATGTCAGTCGTCCTTCAGAAGTTCCTTGTAACTGATATCAACGAACGTCCTAGCCGGGACGTGTATTATCTTGACACTGGGGCTGGTTCCCCGGCGTACCCCAAGAGAGACCAACTCACCCAGGCGTGGAAACGAATCCTCGGGCGAATAGGGATTGAGGGAGTCAAGCCTATACACGGTTATCGGGCAAGCCTGGCAACCAGGCTTATCAAGGCGGGAGTCGGTATCGTGGAGGTTCAGAAAATAATGCGACATCAACAGATCCAGACGACTCGGCAGTACGTCGATTCAATCCACCTGGACCTACATAAGGCGGTTGATGTTTTGTAACTCAAATATGCACGGACGAGGAATTGATTCAGGCACACTCAGCAAAACATCTGATTTTCCTTGCGAAAATCTGGTAGAGCATCTGACTTTTAATCAGGTGGCCCTGGGTTCGAGTCCCAGCCGACCCACCAGAACCCTAGCGTTTGCAAGGGTTCAGTCGTTTCCGGGGGAAACGCCAATCCCCCGAAAATCCCCAAAAATACAGTTCAATTATGCACGGACGAGGATCAATTCTGACCCTCTTCCGGGACGTTGAGAAGTCCCGCCATGCCTACGCCCATCAGGGGTAACTTGTTTTTGACGACCAAATCCAGGACCTGATCTTTGGTCAATCCGAGTGCCTGGGCCGTCACATCGATCCGTTCATCAAGAAGACGAGGGATGGACTTTGGCTGGCTGGCAAGGTTGGTATTGGCCCCGGAAGAGAACCAGGCCAGGGACTGGGCCTCGGCGGGGGTGACACCTAACTTTTCTCCGACTCTCTCATAGAGATCGTGCATGGTCCCGTATTCCACTTGCTCGGAAACTCCGTCTTTTGTTTTGGATGCCAGGCCGTCTTTTATCTTCCCCATGTTAGTAGACTTAGACATCCACTCGGTCGGGTTTTCCAGATATTCGTTATAATCTTTTGGGGCCTTAAACCATCCTTTGGGAAGACTTCCAGGGTTAAGGTCATTCATGGCGACAAGGGCCCCACGGATGGCGTGTGTGTCGGCGGTGACACTGAGGAGGTTACCCTGGGTCCCGGATTTAAAGTGTGTAGGTTTTGGGTTGGTCTTCATTTTATCGACCTGGTCTACAAAATCCCGGTATAGATTTCGATGCATATCCATCATCGGGAAACCCTTTTCCGAGATCCCGCCACTGCCAGGTCCCTCGATAGAATCCAGTGCTTTTCCACGGCCTTCTTTACTTCTTAAAAGCATGGCGTGTCTCATATTGAATTCCGTGTTCGTCCTCGGACTGGTCGCCCCGTATCCTGATCCAAATTCATCCAAGAAATTCAGGATTTCATCCCGAGAATATCCTTTTTTGATCAACCCCTCATAAACCGGGCCCATGTTGTAAAAATACTGGGTTTCGGTTCCTAAAGCCGGACGAGACTTATTTGCAATCACCTCGGCTATTTCGTCCATATTATCCTCGATGGGTTTCATCCTTTCACCAAGAGGAAACTTTTCACCAGGCTGGACTCTCGGGGTTCCTGGGAGTCTTTCTTGCTTGAGAAGACCGGAGGTTCTTTCATACGCCTCGGGGGTCAACTCAAATAATGGATTTTGTCCGGAAGGTTGGATCCGATCAATAGGCTTTGGAATATCCATCTGTTTCGCACGGGCCTCGATCACATCCTGGGCGGTGGCGAGTGGCTTTGTGGCCTTGCTTGCTATCTTCCCGACCATCAACCCAGCCCCTCCTGGATCCAGGGATGCACTTTCTCCCATATCCATGAGAAGATTCATGTATTCTGGATTCTTTAGCGGGTCCATGCCCTGAGCGAGGAGGCTTTTTTCTAGTTCGTCCGCCCTTCTTGATTTCTTATGGATCGGGTTCCCGGGGTTCAACATTCCCATTCCAGACTTGGTGTACATATCCCCCAGGAAGGAGAAAAATTCACCGAATCCTTTTTGTTGTTCAGCCCCTAAATCTCGGCCTCCGTACATTCCAGTCATGGTTTACTCATCAGAATTCAAATTTAACAATCCGCCCCCCATAACAGGGAACATAAACATTAATTCAGGAAATTTTGCAAACAGTGCTTTGCGTTCGTCCTCACTCCCGTATTGTAGTATTTTCCGTATCCCGGAATTTTTTAAAATATCCTTAATGTTTTTTGACGTGTCTTTCGGGATGATTGCCCCTTCAAATTCCGACAACTCCACGCCTCTTTTGGGTTTGATTTCAAAATATTCGGTTGACATATCTTTTAAGTTTCCCCTTACCTTTGTCGCTTGATCTTTAAGTGGCTGGGGAATTTCATGAGGGAACCAATCTCTAGAAGATTTACCGGACACTAAATCCTGGACAATTTCATCAACCGTATTCATCGAACTGTTTTGGTAACCTGGCGTATTTTCCAAGAATTCACTTACATTTTTATTTAAGTTTAAGAAATCTTCTTGGACCCGGGTTTTTTCAATATTAAAATTTTCAGAACTTACAATTCGATCCCTTGATTTTTTTACCTGATCCAAGGTCTTAAATTTAGGGGTAACAAGAGAACGTAAATTTCCCATTGACCCTTTTAAGTCTACCCCGACAAGGTCACCGGCTTTTCCTCCACCTTGCTTTGACCTCATCTCTTTCAAAACATTCTCAAGGGTGGCCGGGGCATCTCTTCTATTGCCTATATTAGTAAACCCCTTGAAAAAAGTTTCGGAATATCCCCCTCCTTTTTTTTGAATTTTATTTTTTTGGTTCTCTATCCATTTCCCGTAATCTTCATATCCGACACTATCCTGGAGGTCATAAAATTTATTTCTAAGATTCCTTTCATACTCCTGGACGTCTTCATATTTTTTTGATTTAGGGCCACTTATTTTTATACCTTTAGATTTTAAATATGCGGACGTCAATAATGGATTCCCGTAGGTGTTTTCCCCGGTAAATATTGACTCGACTAAATCACTGGCGGTGTATTTATCATCAACATTAAATAATTTTTTGGCTATCTGGACAGACTCGTCATCTGGGACTACGTCGTATTTTGGCTGACGTATTGTGTAGGCGTCAGAGGCATAGACTGGGTTCTTTGCCGAGGGTTTAGCTAACTCAGGACCACCCAGTAAGCTGATTGGGCCATAGCCAGTGTTAGGGTCGGAGACTTTAGTGATAGCCATCGATGGCATGGGTAAACCTCCCATCCTTTCGGCCCTTTCTAACGCCCCGGGGTTGATGTTGTGCTGGACAATAATTGGGTCGTCAATTGCCTCACTTACAATTTTTTTACCCGCTTTTAACAGAGGTTGCCCGATCTTTTTTATAATACTTTTTTTTGATGGACGGACGCCACCAACGCCACCACTCCCTCCCCCAGTCGGGTTTATTTCCGACCCGGCTGAAAGTGTCCCCGGGTTTAGAGGGTCCCCCAGAAAAGCCATGATTGTGCCGGAAAGCATCCCCGGGATAGATCGCACTATCGGATCGTAAAACTCACTGACGCCCTTGTCATAGCTTTTGGCGTACTGTTTTGCTTTCGATCTTGGGTACATATTAGTCCAATAAGCTCATGGGGTAGATACCGGTCAGGGCCGACGGTAATCCGCCCTGGGTCAGGAGGCCTCGTTTCATCAAGGCCTGGTTCATCCGCCTGATCTCGTCCACTTCCTCCAGGGTCTTCATCTGGTTGACGGGGTTAGGATCGAAGAGACGTTTTCCTCCGGCCTCCGCCTCCTGGGTGAGTTTCTTCCGGGCCAAGTCTCCCATGCCCATGTTCATCATCTCCCTTCTGACGGACCCGACCATGGACTGCGTATTGTCGGCCACATTCTGGAGGATGTTCCCTGCGAATCTCTGCTCGGTCTCCATTGGCGAGGTCTTAGACCCCTGGAAAAATTTGTTGTGGGTCGCCCCGGTATCGGTCTCCAGTCGCATCTTGGCTATGAAGTCTGAGACGGTTGTCCCGTCTGGGAATAATCCACCGAGAATCTTTTCAAACCGTTCCGTGATAAATCTTCCGGTATCCGGGATCGAGTAACCTTCCTGAGTCGCCCTTTTCCCCTCAATCTTATTAAGGAACCCGGAAACCATGCCCAACTTAACCGCCTCCTTCTCGGCGTCCGACATCTGTCTAAACTCAAAAAGGACATCGTCTGCATTGGCGGAATCGGATTTCCCAAGGTCCTGGCCTCTGCGAAATGCACGGTCATAATCCATCTCGTCGTGCCAAAAGGAACGTGCCTCGGCATAGGGAGAGATCCCGGCGGGGTTGGTCGCCCGGAGTTGGCCGTCCACATCATCGAGGAGGGACTGACGAATCGAAGTCACCCGCCGGACTGCATCATCAGACATGGTGTTTGACCGTTGGCCCACTTGCCCGACGTTTTTTATTCCACGCTGGAGGTAGTCAAACTGCTGGACCGTCATCCGGCCCAATTCCAGGAGGTTGTCTGGTAGGACAAACCCGTCGTCGAGGGCGTCCTTTTTAGCCTGTTTAAATGCGGACTGCATGGTCGGCCTTTGGAAAAGATCAACCATATTGGGGGTGACATCGATGTACTGGGGGCCGACTGGGACTTGTTTCCCCATATCGTCGGTCACATACTTAGTGTAGGCCTGGTCATAGTAGGCCGGGGCCTTTTTTGACCTCTCGTTCTTTAACTGCTTTAAATATTCAAGTGGGCTGACACGGATCCCCATGAGGTCCTGGATATAATTTCCGACCCTGGTCCCCATACCAGGTCCCTGAAAAAACTTGGGGGTCCCTGGGGGGTCTAGGGGGTTCCCTCGGCCCGTGATTCTCTGTTCCAATAATTGCTGGCCTTGCCCGGCGGTACTGGAGGGCGTCTGACTATAGCGTCCGCCAAGAGACCTAGTCTGAGGCCCTGTCATTAATTTGTCTGCCAGGATCATTGTGCCGTCCATCCCCAGTTCACCGGCCTTTTCTATTCTCTGACGTCCAAGAGCAGTCGGGACCTGGTCTCTTTCCAGGCGGTCTGATATCTCTGAGAGGGCGGATCGTTCAGGCCCTGACTTGTCCCCTATGGACCCGGAAGGATCCCGGGGGTTCCCTTCTCCACCTCCTGGGGAAAGTTTGCTTTTCACTCCCCTTGTAACCCTACTCCCGACACTTCCCAAAGCGTCACCAACCGGCCCAAGGACCGTGGACATGGCGGTCGGAATAGTTACTGAC